GGGGCGGCTGGGACACCGACGCGCTGGCCAGCATCGTGGCCGAGCTGTCGGCGGAGGACGCGCTGACCGGCGTCGGCTTCGACGCCGCCGATCTGGAGGCGCTGATCCCGCCGCCGGCCGCACCGGTCGCGGGTCCGGACGAGGGTCCGGAGTACAGCCGCCGCACGGACGCGATCCAGTACGAGCCGACGTCCGAGGTACCGCCGCCGGTGACCGCGCTCGTCGACCGGAGCAAGGCGGACACGCTCACCGCCCGGATCAGCGAGGCGGCGCTGCCGGACGAGATCCGGGACTTCCTGATCGCGGCGGCGCAGCGGCACCTGGTCTTCGACTACTCCCAGATCGCGGAGTTTTACGCGCACGCCGCGCCTGAGCTACAGCAGCTCATGGAGGAGTCCGCACTGGTCATTGTGGACTTCGACGACGCGATGAAGTACGGGCACGTACGGCTGACCTCCCAGCTCACCGAGATACTCGCCGCCGACGAGGCGGAGCGGGATCGAGAGCGCGTCGATGCGTGACGACTTCGCCATCTTCATCCTGTCCCACGGACGGCCGGCGCTGGTCAACACGACGATCCACTCCCTGACCAAGGCGCGGTACACCGGCCGCTGGTACATCGTGCTCGACACGGAGGACGAGACCGCACCGGAGTACGTCGCGCGGTGGGGCGCGGACCGCATCCTGACCTTCGACAAGGACGAGGTAGCGAAGACCTTCGACCTGGCCGACAACGGGGGTAGCCGGGGCGTCATCATCTACGCCCGCAACGCCGTCGACCAGCTCGCCGCCAACCTCGGACTCCGCTACTACCAGCAGCTCGACGACGACTACAACTACTTCGCTCATCGGCTCAATGAGGACGGTCGGCTGCACTACGTATTCACGCGGAACTACGACCGCGTGATCGACGCGTTCATCGAATTCCTGGAATCGTCCAATGCGCTCACCGTCGCGTTCGCGCAGGGCGGCGACTTCATCGGCGGAATCTGGGGCGCCTACCGCAAACCGATTCTCCGCAAAGCGATGAACACCTTCATCGCCCGCGTCGGCCGCCCGATCGGTTTCGTCGGCCGGATCAACGAGGACGTGAACACCTACGTCTGGCGCGGCGGGCAAGGCGAGCTGTTCCTCACCAGCACCGACTTCGCCATCGACCAGGCCGTGACCCAGGAACAGTCCGGCGGTATGTCCGCCGCCTACCTCGGCGGGACCTATCGGAAGAGCTTCTACACGGTGATGTTCGCGCCCTCCTGCGTCAAGGTCTCCACGATGGGCCGCAACGCGCACCGTATGCACCACTCGATTTCGTGGAACAACGCGGTCCCGAAAATCGTCTCCGGCCGCCTCCGCAAAGAAAGGAATTGATCGCTATGGGTCAGCGAGGCCCCAAACCGACGCCGACGAACCTGCGTCTGCTGCGCGGTGACCGTCAGAGCCGCATCAATTCCCGCGAGCCCGCGGCACCGCCAACGCCGCCGGAGCCACCGGAGGACATCGCCGACGACGTCCGCGCGATCTGGGACTACACGGTGGGGGAGTTGCAGGCCATGGGCCTGGCCAGCTCCGCCGACCGTGACGCCCTGCTCTGCTACTGCGAAGCCGTCGCCACCCACCGTAAGGCGAGCGCCATCCTGGCCCGCTCCCCGGTTCTGGTGAAAGGCACGCACGGCGCGCTCATCCGCAACCCCGCGCTGGCCGTCCAACGGGACTCCGCCAACGTCATCCGCACCCTTGCGCAGCTCTTCGGGCTGACGCCGTCCGGGCGCAGCACCATCCAGACGGACAGCTCAGCAGGTAGCGGGAACGGTAACCCGTTCACCGCCCTCGGTTAGTCACCAACGCCCACATTAGACGAAGTGAGTGATGACAATGTCTCCGACCGGTCCTGGCCCGAACGATCCCGCGAGCGCATACCCGACCGACGACGACGGCGGCGGCGGTGGCGGTAGCGGGCTCTTTAGCAACGAGGTGACGACGGACCAGGTGGACGCCGTCCTGCGGATGACCGACCCCGGCCCGTACGTTGACATCTGGGTCAACCAGCGCGAGGGCCTGTTCGACCCGAACGCCTATGAGGACGCGGGCTGCGGGGTGAGCCTACGCAACGCCGCTGGTCCGCTGGCCCAGCAGTCGTCGGTGCTGCTGACCGCCGACTACCGGGCGCAGATCCGCATGTACGTCCCGACGGCGCAGGGTCAGAACCCGATCCAGATCCAGAAGGCCGCAGACGGCGTGATGCTGTTCGCCGTCGACCATCTCGGCAATCCGATCCTGACCTCGCCGAACGGCACTCAGTACCAACTGAAGGTCGACGACTCCGGCGCCGTGACGACGTCTGAGGTCTGACCGATTCAACGAATCGAGTGATCCAAAATGCCTACCGGCCCTAACGATCCCGCCAGCGCGTACCCGCCCGCTCAAAGCGGAGGCGGTGGCGGAGCCGTCGGCGTCCCCCATTGGTTCGCGGGCAGCGGCATACCGTGGAACGGCCCGGTGATCACCGCACCGCTGATGACGTACACCGACGGTGTGACCGTTCGATACCGCGTTCAAGATTCAGACTGCCGGCACGTACGCGTTCGCCATGACGGCGATGGTGACCTACACCAACAACGACGGACCGGTCATGGTGCAGCTCGTCCTTTCGCTCAACGACGATTCCGTGGGGCCGATCTACGAACTCGGCGATACGGGCTTCGTCAACGACAGCAGCTACGCGAAGCTGAAAATCAACTGCCCCGGGGTTCTCCTCTCCGCCGGCGACGTTATCAAGCCGTCCTACACCGTCGGCGGCCCATTCGCGGTCGCGATCAATGACTTCAAGGCGATCTTCATCCGGCTCGGCTGAGCGCCCCGGTCGCATTCTGCGGATGCACAGTCTGAAGGGTCGAGGGCCGTGGCGACGAAACAGGCACCTGCACGGTTCGTCGCGGACCTCAGCCCCGAAGTTCGCTGGTATTTGGACAGTCGCGGGTACCGGCTCCCCGAGTGGTGCGTTCCCGCGGTGCGCACCCCGGAGCCCACCCGGTACCCGGGCGCGAGGTTCGACCCAGAGCGGGTGGACAAGGTCATCGCCGCTTTGCGTTGCCTGCGGCACACGCAAGGTAAATGGGCCGGCAAGGAACTGGTCCCGGACGCGTGGCAGGTCGCCTACATCCTGGCGCCGGTGTTCGGGTGGGTGGCACCAGACGACGACGGCAACTATGTGCGCATCATCCGCAGCGTCTACATCGACGTGCCCCGCAAGAACGGCAAGACCACTGTGCTCAGTGGGCTACTGCTGGTCCTCGCGTTCGCCGACGGCGAGGCGGGCGCGCAGGTGCTGGCGGTCGCCGGGTCGGAGAAGCAGGCCCGGCACTGCTTCGACCCGGCCGCCCAGCTCGCCCGCTCCTCGCCGCAGCTCAAGGCGGCGGGCGTACGGGCGTTGCAGTCGCGGATCATCCAGCAGACCACCGGCTCCTACTTCGCCGTCGCGGCCAGCGTCGGCGACCTCCTGCACGGCGCGAACATCCACGCCGCCGGCATCGACGAGTTGCACATCCACAAGACCAGCGACGTGGTGGACGCCGTCGAGTCCGGCACCGGCGCCCGCACCCAGCCGCTCGTCCTCACCATCACCACCGCCGATGACGGCAGGCCGGAAACGGTGTACGCGCACAAGCGCGACTACATCGAGCGCCTGGCCCGCGGCGTGGTCAAGCAACCGTCCGTCTACGGGGTGGTGTTCGCCGCCGACGAGGGCGACGACCCGTTCGCCGAAGAGACCATGATGAAAGCCAATCCCGGGTACGGCGTCAGCCCGACCCGGGCGTTCCTCGCGGATGAGGCGAGCAAGGCGCAGCAGAACCCGGTCAACCTGGCCCGGTACCTCCGGCTGCACCTGGGCATCCGCACCAAGCAGGAAAGCAAGTACTTCGAGCTACCGGTCTGGGACCGCAACGCCAGCATCGTCGACGAGACGAAGCTGCGTAAGAAGCACGCCTTTGGCGGCCTGGACCTGGCGTCTACGTCGGACCTCACGGCGCTGTGCTGGCTGTTCCCCGACGGCCGGGAAGGCTACGACGCGATCTGGCGGTTCTGGACCCCGGAGGCCAACCTCCGCAAGCTCGACGACCGCACCGCCGGAGCCGCCAGCAGTTGGGCCAGGCTCGGCTATCTCCGCGTCACCCCCGGCGAGGTCACCGACTACGCCTACGTGAAGGCGCAGATCGTCAAAGACCTGGCCACCTTCAAGGTCGTGGAGCTGGCCTACGACCCGTGGAACGCCTCGCAGCTCGTCACCGACTTGCAGAGCGAGGGCGCGCCGATGGTCACCGTCCGGCAGGGCTACGCCTCCCTGTCACCGCCTACCAAACAACTGAGCCGGCTACTCCTACAGGGCACCGCCGAACGGCCGCTCATGCGCCACGGCGCCAACCCGGTCATGCGCTGGATGGTCGACAACGTGGCCATCGCGCAGGACCCGGCGGGCAACGTCAAACCAGACCGGGCGCGCTCCGGCGACAAGATCGACGGCGTCGCCGCCCTCGTCACCGCCCTGTCCCGGGCGATGGTCACCGGAAAGCCGCGCCGCTCGGCGTACGAGGACGACAGCGAAGGGGCAGCGGGGTAAACGCGCGTGTTCAATTTCCGCCGCACTCTCGTGCGTAAAAAGGTCGTCGTCAACCTCCATTCCGGGCGCGCATTCGTGGGCATCCTCTGGGCGCAACGCGGACCGCTAGTGGTCCTCCGCAACGCCACCATGCACGAACCCGGCGCGCAGCCGTCAACCATCGACGGCGAAATCGTCATCGAACGTTCTCAGGTTGAGTTCATACAGATCACCGGGTGAGGAGATACCAAATCATGGCGTTTGTGGTCTCCGCCGGGAAGCTGCGCGCAATCGAACGCGCCGCACCGCCGCCCAGCTACTCGATGCGAATCGGCACGAGCCTGTACGCCGACTACGCGCAGCTCTGGCGGCTGCAACCCGAGCTGCGGACGGTGGTCGACTTCCTCGCCCGCAACATCGCCCAACTCGGCATCCACGTGTTCCGCCGGGTGTCCGACGTGGAACGGGTCCGGCTCACCGACCATCCGCTGAGCCTGCTACTGAGCCGCCCGAACTCCAGCACCACCGCGTACCGCATGATCGACGCCCTCGTGCACGACGTGTGTATCTTCGACACCGCCTACTGGCTGAAGGTCCGCGCGGACGACAAGGGGCCGCCGCTGGCGCTGCGCCGTATCCGTCCCGGCCGGATCAAGCCCGTCGGCGACGACTGGCTGGAGCCCGAAGCGTACGAGATCACCGGTACGCGGGGGCGGCTGCGAGTCGATGCGGACAACGTCGTGCACTTCCGCGGCTACAACCCGAACGACGACCGTAACGGCTCCTCGTCCATCGAGAGCCTGCGCCAGATCCTCAGCGA